TAGGTAATGTCATTTGTGCCTCCACCGCCGTGGGTGTTCCAACTTGAAATTTAAAATCAAGCTCAAGTGTATCACCAACCCTGCGCCATCTAGCAACAATATTGCTTGCCGTTCCAAACCCTGTGAAGGTTGGTGTATATATCTCCCAAGAGGTAATATATTGACGAAGAACATCAGCTTTAACCACCCTATTAACGGTGCTTGATACAATATGGGCGAGGGTTGCAAATACTCCACTATTAAACTTATCAATTGAAATTTCGTTATTTAAAATCTTAGTCTGGGTAATTGCATTAGCGTCTATTTCTGAAGATCCTACAGTATCTAAAAAAGCTAACGCACCTAAACTATCACCAGCAGAGTTTAATAACTCCCATCGGGTATTAGCTAAATTATAACGTAATACTAATTCATGACCAACACCCGCTATATCTCCTACTAGAAGAGCGCCACCACCATCTTTAACGATAGTGCGCGCTGTTAGACCATTAGGCGAAAAACTTGGGGTTGTTGAGGTATTAGCACCTATTGCACGTATAAAGCATAACTGACCGTCAACCAGAGCAGTTATCGGAATTGTATAATTAGCCGTAATAACGTTAACCGTTCCAGTGGCCACAACCCAGTTTGTAACGCCATCTTGTACCTGGTCATATCGTGCATAATCTGTGCGATTAGTGGCTAGACCCACCCCTGTATGTTTATAAGTAGCCATGGGCAGTGTAGCGGTTACCGTTGTTTGCCCATCCTTTGTGATACAATTTGATAAGCCAGTAGCTATACCATTTTGCTCTGCGTCCATACGGTCTGCACGAATTTTAATACCGCCCGCCGCATCATTGACCCACGAATAAATTCTCTGAAAAACGCCTGATCCATTAAATGGCATTACCTTACTCCTACATTTTGATTAACTATATTCGTCATTGGGGGAGTTGAATTACTTTGTAACCTCTTAGCTAAACCCTGCGCTTTTGTACTTTTAGCACCAGATTTTACGCCACCAGCTTCTAGGGCTTTTAGTAGCTTTTCAGCTTTACCACGCGCTAGATATTTCTGACCTGCCCTTGCCGCCGTTCCAACTAATGGTACAGCCAATGCAGGGGCTACAGAGGCACTGATTCCACCTACTGCCCCACCTGTTAACAAAGGGAGCGCAGTATTACCAGCAGAGCGACTTGAGCCAATATCGAAGCCAAACTTACCAGCCATTTTTAATATGCCCTCGCCAGTTGTCTGGTTACCTGCAAATTTTAAAGCGTCTAACTCATCTTTAGACCAGCCTAATGTATTCTTTTTATTAGAGGCAAACCGCTCAATATCACGCTTCAGCTTGTTAGCATCACCACCAGCTTTACTAATTATATCTGATATAGCTTCAAACTTCTTAGACTGTGACCACTGTTTACGTGCCTTGGTAAGGCTTTCAATAGCGTCCAGGCTGTTTGATTGAATACTCTGAGGGGTTAACTGGTCAATAGAATCGTCTATAGCCCTGATAACACGACCCGCCATTTCAGCTTCCTGTGCTTTATTAGGGTTAGTAATGTCTTTTGCAATATTACCTAAAATCTGCCTATGAGCGTCAAGCGTCTCAAGTCCTATATTACCTACTGCCAAATCATCGTTTAACTGGTCAATAGCCTTTAATGTGCCTTTATATAGGTTTTTAGTAGCCTGTGTGTCAGAGTTTTTAACAATTCCTGATACAGCAGAAGAAATACCTTGTGAGGCACTTGGAGTTAGTACCGCACCAGATTTATCAGATTTCTTATACAACCCTCTAGCAACGTCTTTCATTGAGCCTAATGTCTCGTCTAAAACTTCTGATGTCCTAGCACCTATACCTTTAGCAATGTTCTTACTGCCTTTGAAGCCAGCACCTAAAACAGCGCCTGCAACAGGGAGGGCAACGCTAGCACCAGCGCCCACCCCAAGACCTTTTTTGAACTCTTGCCCCATTTCCCCTTTATCTGCCTCGCCTGCGAAGTATGCCCCTGTAGCTGGAGCGGCCACAAGCGCACGTCCCATCGCCCTTGTTCCAAGATTTCCCGCTTTTGCGAGCTTACCTGCGCCTTGGAAAGGGCTATATGAACCCACTTTTCCTGCGAGCTGTGTTGCATAATTTGCACCTTTTCCTGTATTAGCTAAGGCATTTGAACCTTGCGGGGCTTTACTAAACGCCGCTGGCAAAGTTGTACCAACACCCATTAAATTACCTGCTAAAGTTGCCTTTGGGTTAGCTTCTTGAGTAGCTTTTGTATCCGCTAATGATTGATTGTAATAATCTTTAAACCCTAAATCAGCCTTACCACCCATTGCGTCAAAAGCCGTAGCAATACCTGCGCCAATACCAGACGTAATTTTGTTACCAAACGGAATCTGTCCACCTGATATACCAATACCTGCCGCCGCTAATGCGCCCATGTCATTACCTTGTGAAGCTTTCTCCTGTGGCGCTTGTGGCTGTGGCTGATATGTAGTGCGTAACTTGTCTTTTAGGGCAGTTAATTGCTCTGGTGTTTCGCTACCAGTTAAAGAGATAGAGCGCCCATCAGGTAATTTAATTCTACGGCCTATTGTATCTTGCCCTTGTCCACCACGCATACGGCCTATTGTATCTTGCCCTTGTCCACCACGCATACTGTCTATTCTATTCTTCCAGCCATTTTGGAATTCAGCCTGTGAAGGGTCGTTTCGCACTACCTGCTTTACAAAAGTCTGCCTGTTGTCAAGAAATTCATTAGGGGTAGACGACTGGCTCAGAAGCTCCTTAGCTTTACCAATACCACTATTTACAGCCGTATCTGCATAAGCCATACGCATATCATCAGGGACTTGTTCAGCATTGGACTTATCCCAAAACTCACGCTTGTAGAAATCACGTAAATAAGGCTCTGTGTCTTGACCTTGGGAGTGCATCTGCTTTAGCTTTTGTACGTCCTGAGCGAAGTATCTAGACGATACACCAGCGAAAGTCTCGCCACCACGGTCGTTAGGATTATTCGCATAACCACCCTCAACTTTTAAAACCTTATCAAAGAATTGGTTAAAATCAGTCATTACAACCCTTCATTTAAGAAGTCGTCTAAAGATAAATCACCGCTTTGTTGGGGCGTTTGGCCAGTACGAAGCTGCATACTTTCAATTATAGAGCGTTTATTGGCGATAAATGACCGTAAAACAGCCTTTTTCTCTTCAGGGGAAGCATTTGGATCACCTAAAGTGCCTTTTAGCTCTTCACCCTCTTTAACTGTAAACGCCGCACCAAATGTCTGTTTTAACAGAGGTAGAATGACGTTACTAACTTTTGACATATACTCTTTTCTAGCAATACCATCTTTCCCAACACTCATACCTAACTGTCTTTGAATCGCATCTTCAGCACGACCAGCTAACCCATAAGTTGCGGTCTGACTTAACGTTTCAAGATCTTGTACAACATTTTCAAGATTAGGTAGGGATGCTTCCATATCAGCTAGTAAGCTAACAGCGTCACCTTGCGCAGTACCTACTTTATTAGCCGCACTAGTGGCCTCTGCTATACTTGGCTTGTAGGCTAAATCACTCTGATTTTTACCCGACTGTGTCTCAAAGTTTGCTTGACGGCCTTGCTCTATTTCAGCGCCTAAGCGCCCACTTGCACCCGCGCCACCTTTTAGAGCCATAAGCGCGTCCTGAAGCGTTTCAATCCCATTACCCTCTTCAGCTACTAATCTGTTCAATAACACACCTGTATCACCGCCCATGTCCTCACCACCATACTGTGATTTAAGACGCGCTTTTTCACCGCTCATCTTTAAATCCATAGCCATTTGAGGGTCTATCTGCATTAACTGAGCCATTTGAGGGTCAACTTGTTCACCGTTAGGCTGGCCACCAAGGATAAATTCTTGAATAGCTTTGTCCCTAGTCGCTTTTTGCTCAGCCTGTGCCGTATCAGCCTTAGCGCCATAATACGCACCCATACCGCCTTGTATGCCCTTAGCAAGCTGTTCTACGCCAGACTTCTTGACTAAATGCCCACCAATCATCTGGTGTGGCGTTTGCTTACCAGCGTTAGTCATTTGCTCTGACATGCGTCTTAATCGTGCAACGTCATTCTTGCCTTTAACTTGAGGTTTTTCACCCTGCATAATTGCGTTATAATATTTAGCCACCGCCAACACCTCCAAATAAACTACCACCAATAGCCGCACCCGCTGGCCCACCTAAGAAGCCACCACCAATTGAGCCAGCTAGCCCTAAAGCAGACCCTAAAGCGTTACTTTGGCTAGCCTGATTTGAATTATACGCGCCTAATTGAGCCTGATAGTTACTATTCACTGCACCAGCATAATCAGGACTTTGCGCACCTGCATAATTATATTGTGAGAATTGAGGGTTTGTTAACTGTTGCTGTCCTGACATAGCTAGGTATTCATTTAATGGCTGTTGTCTAGTTTTATCCAGCTCACTAATGCCTTGCTGTCTTAAAGCCATAGATTGTTGTAAAGCTCTATCAGACTCAGCACCACCAGCTAATACAGCTTGCATACGCGCATCGTTTTTAGTCTCGCCAAAGCGTTCCATTTCACGGTTATAAGCTTCACTGTTTTGGCCAATACCCTGATTGATTAAGCGCGTTCTCATAGCTTCCTCATCACGGTCAAATTGAGGGTTTAAACGGCTGTAAATAGCATCTTCAGTGGCTTTACGTGCAGCGTCTAAATCATCCTGCCCATAAACAGATTGAATATTATCATAGTTATAAGGGGTAGAATAAGCACTTTGCACTTGATTTAACGCATCCTCAGATAGCCCACCGATTTGCTCTTGCTGGCGCATCTGGCTGTCAAAGATACCCTGCATTTCAGGGGATAACTCAGTGGTAGATGTCCATTGTGGTGTTACACCCGCATTAGTTTGGAAGCTTTGTAAGTCTGGTGGGGCAATAGGTGATCCACTTACATTACCTTGTGAATCCTGCCTACGGACAGTATTAGAAGGTCGTATACCGTAACCACCAATTACATAGTCATTCGATGGCTGTTGATATGCAGAGACACTAGAGGTATAGGCATCCATTGCCTTGTTATAAGCGTCATAATCATACTCTGGTGTTCCTTGGGTTAATTCAAAGGTCTGTGAGCCATAAGGAGTGAATTGGTTGACGTTATTTAATGAGCTGTTCCATAGGGCGGTTTCTTTGTCATACTGAGATTGTGCCGCCGCTGTTTCATTAGGGTCTGGTGCTTCAGGTGCACTAGTACCACCACCTTTAAAAAGGCGTTCATCATGTAGGTACTGCGCAGCAGGGTTAGCATCAGTTAGCGATTTAAGAAATTTTATAACCATTTGCAATCATCCTTTAGCATGCCGAATGACAGAGAGTCATTACCAGTAGGAAAAGCTTGTTTATGCTTACCTTCTTCTTTAAACCCTAATCTTTTATTGAACATTACAGCGCCTTCATTGTCAGAGTCACATTGCGTCTCAACTCTTCTCAAACCTAGTTGAGTGAAGGGGTATCCGAATAACGCCCTTAGATTATGCCTTGTAGCCCATCTTTTGTCAATACTAGCTACTGTCATTTCTAAAGTGAAAGGAATTGATTTGTGTTTTCTTTGATTATTGTAAATAACACCAGCGATAATCTGGCCATCTGCAACTATGCCAATAGCTTCGCAGGGGTCAAAATAATCATGTGCTTCACCAAATTTATCCGCTGCCCATGCCGCTATTTCTTCACTTGCGCCATACAGGATCAAAGGATACCGCCTACCTCATAGACAAAATCTGTTGATTGCCAGTTACATCCGATACCATTGGCAGATACTTTCATACGGATACCCGCTGAATAGCCTAGCCCATTGATACTGCGCCAATTACGTACGATAGCATCTCCACCACCCCAGCTTGAAGTGTCCCATGGGGCTACGTTCCATAATGAATCATCTGAGCTTATATATTGCGGGGTACTCGTAGCGGCTTCATTCTTAAAGTCTGTGTTCATCTTAATAGCTGGGGTTATTTCCCCCTCTGTGGAGAATATAGGACGTGCCATTAAAAACCGTTTCTGCCTACCTTTAGTGCCAAAGTATGAAAAGGCTTGCTGGCAGTCTGCTACAATATCACTGCCGTTATCATTTTGACCAGTATCAGCCCTATAAACAGTGCCGTTACCACCAAAATATAGATTATCTTCCAGTATTTCATAACAAAATGAATTCCACCCTGTAAATTTAGTCCATGCCCCTGTGATTAAATTCATTACATACTGGTGTGAGATACTATCTTCCATACTAGGCACGTTTATTATCATTTTATTACCAATAGGATGGATGATAGGTTGCCAGCCATATGCTGATTTATAGGATCTAGCGTCCTCTAAGAATAGCTGTGAGATTTTATCTGTAACGGCGCTATTAGATTGCCCTCTATCCGTAAGCAGAGACTTAGATAATGGTAAAGCTCCATCTTCAGTTAAGACAAGCACGTCAGCGCCACCTTTAATGGCACATTTCTTGCCTATAGGCTTGCCTATTCTAAACGTACCTACCAACGCCCATGTGTTAGCACTGGAGGGGTCAGTGCCTTTGTATAGGGCAACCTCACCCTCGCTTGTGATAAACGCCGCATAATCATCTATTCCTGCCGCATTATCAATAGTCCAGTTAGCCATTGTAACCAGTGTGCCCCCAAGCTTAAATAACCCTGACAGGTCTATCTTACTCGCCGCGCCACCAATAGATGAGACAGGCAGATACCAAGCATTTAACGTGTCTTTTTCAATCAACCAGATACGCTGTTTAAAGATATTAATGTTATCAATGTCCGCTGTATTCACGCCTGTGATTGCTGGGCTTGATCCTGCGTTAATTGCACTCCACGCTGTACCATCGTAATACTGTAAATCATCTTGGCCGTTCACCATCATTAGGAAGAAACCGCCCGCTGTACCAAAATTAACATATTGAAATTTAGAGTTTGCAAGCCCTGTGACTACCCCTGCGCCTACTGCGCCCGATGCGGTAATATCAAATATACTGCCCCCAGCTACGCCAAATAGCTCCTGTGATACACCATCGTTATAGTAGACCACTGTATGAACATTAGCGCCTAATCCTGTGGCATGTTCTGCATAGCCATTACGGACGTTAACACTCGTAGTTTCAGGAAAATAATTCTCCATAAACACAGCATCAGAGTCTTTCATACTCGCTAAGTTATCACGCGCATTTAAACCACCAATAGGGGCTGGTATTGAAGTTGTGCTTGCAACCTGTTTTTTAGGTACTTGATTGGTCTTAATTGCCATAACCTGTATCACTAACGTTATCTGAGTTAATCAACCTTGTATTTGTTGAGCGTGAATTTAAAGATAATACTCTTGAGCCACCATCACGAGACATAACACGCTGGCAATCATCCTGATAATCTTTATATTCTTGCATATAATCCATGCCTTTAGAGCGTAAGAAACGCCATTTTAACCCTAGGATAAAACAGTCATCATCCAGCCTGTAAGTATCAGTATCAGCGTTCCACTGGTCTGAATAAATACCACCTTCACTAGCTGACCAGTTCTTGGTATAAAAATCATAAGCGATAGTCTGACCACTCTCTGTAGGCATAGGCTCTAAGCATAGGCGGTTATTCTTAATGTAGAATTTACGCCTTACGCCACTTGTGCCTATACCATATCTTAACACCTGCTTTTCTTGTGCTGTAATCCCACCGACTAATTCCCATTTAAAGGCATTATCGAAGAATGTACGGCTAATAAAATATGAAAATCCACCTGGCATAGGATAGGCAAATTGACCAAATATCATTGTGGTGGTTGACCCTGTGGCGGTAGCGGGGCGGTCTAACGTAACCTGTGTGGCATTATCAACACTCATAACCCTAGCCTGATAAGGCAGGCCGTTTCCTGACACCATGAAAGTACCCGCACTAATAGCGGAGGTGTCAGGAATATTGGTTATAATGTTAGAGCCTTCAGTTGTATCCCCTGTGGTGGTGGTTACGAAAGTCTGGAAGTTATGCTCTTCGTGTAAATCCTGCCACCCACCTTTATTAGAGGACATTTCAGCAAACTGCTTACCTTCTCTATTAGCTAGAGAAATCATTAATCTTGCATCATCATCCACTGAGCCAAATACTTGCGTGGGCTGTGGTAAGCTTAATTCATTAGAGGCAAATTGAATTAACTCAAGGAAGCTTGACATAGATTAGTCTTTCTGTTTAGTGGCCTTTATCTTGCCGATTTCTTCAACTTGTTTCTGTAAAGTATCAATTCTGTTTTCAAGCTCTGATTTCTCCTTAGCCCATATAGTGGCGGCCTTACTGTCTTTTGCGCCCTCAATATATGCTATAGCCTTCTTACGTATTTCCATGCCTTTGGGGACGTTACCAATCATATTATCACCAACCTCAGCTAGTTTTTCAACAGTATGGATATTCATGCCTTTAAGCTCCATTACCTGTGATTTAAGAAGGGGTGGCCATTCGTGTAGTGGAGTGCCGTCACCTACCTCTTGATTACCTTGACGCTCATAGGCTTCCCATTGCTTAGCAAATCTATGTTTATCTTGGTCTTTTACCATTCTAATAATTTGTGTGGTTTTATCCCCTAATGGGATAATCTTTACTTTTACAATATCAAAGAAAATTGGTCTGCCTTGCTTATCGCTGGCTTCCATGTCTTGCTTTGTGTCTGCGAAAAATTCTACGAATAACCCTCTATCATCACCATGGGATACATCTACGTGGTTGCCTCGTTGTGTGATTGTTGGTGTGTTTAAAGCCATGTTATTACCTTCTGTTGTTAAAAATAAGGGGGAAATTTCTAACCCCCTTATAGTTATATATTAAACGGAAGGTTTTGCAAACCATCCACGGTCGCCAGTTACCATTGCCGTAGCGGGTGAGTCATAAGCACCCCCTGTGGCGGTAACTAAGAAAGTGGTCGGGCTTACTGTACGTGAAGAACCAGAGGCCGTTATAGCGGCATTTGCTTGCGCGAATACATATAATTGCCCATCGTCACCCCATACTTGCTGTCCTAAAGCATGAGGGGCATTAACTGCACCACTTGCAATATCTACAGCAGTATAAACTTGGTCTAAATCAACCCCAAGGGTTGGTGTTACTGAATGTACCATGATTTATTTCTCCTATGATTCAGTTAGAACGCCTTGCAAAGAAGCATTTGATAAAGTCATGTTTCCAGCAAAGAGGTTAAGTTTAACGATAGCGTCTTGATTAATCGCTTTGCGCTCATCTGATTCATACGTAAAGTTACGTGAAGGATGAGGACGGAAGTGGATATAATCAGTGTTCAAGAAGTACATCGTATTTGTAGGACACGCCCCACCTTTACCACCATCAAGCACAACATCTGCCGCTTTACCTGCACCGAAATATTTCAGTGAAGTGAAACCAGCGCCAGCCATATCTTCTGATTGAATACGTTGAATGTCCTGCAAGCTACTTAGATACAAATTGTAATAAGCATTATCTGCTACAATCATATCAGTACCATCAGTACCACGAACCAAGCTAGTGGCCATTGCGTTCATACGGTCTTTAATATTTGAAGATGTTGCGGCTGTACCTGATACGGTGGCCTCATTTCTCCAAAAATCATAAGTCGCACGGTCAATACCACCAACAGTACCAGTAGTAGGATCATCAGCTACTAAAAGCTGTAAACCACCAATCTGCTTACCACCTTCGCCTGTACCATCAGAATAAACGCCTTCGCTGATTTTATTCATCATAGTACGCTCTGCATTTTTAATACGTGAGCCTAGCAAGTTGATAATGGCAGAAGCGCCACTGTTTTGTATTTCTTCAAGTCCTGAGATAACAACTGCACAAGATGCCTGTTTCCAGTCAAATTCTGCGGCTGATAATACGTCACTTGGTGAAATATCAATAGTTTCATAACCAGAGTAATAGCCGAAAGTACCGTTTTCTGCATATTCTAGCTCTTGTACGATAGTACGACCACCATCGGCAGTCTTAATGTTACCACGTTTACGTAGGCGGGAAAGTAGCGCGTTATTTTCACTAACGTTATCTGCTAATTGCCCTGTTCTGTTGCGAAGAGTCGTAGTGACTAACTCGCTTAGATTAGGTGAAGCCATGAGCTTTATCCTTTTAGGTTAAGTTTAAATTAAACCCTATTGCCCGCTTCCAACTCTTTAAAAGCCGCTTCAACGGATGCCGTAGGGTCAACATATTTTCCAGTTTGTGCTTTGGGGCTGGCCGACTTATCGGGGCTTCCTGTGACTGAAGATGCTGCTCTCTTTTTGGCTTCCACTTGAGTTTTACGCTCTTCTTTTGCCTTTGCATTTTGCTTTGCAATGAGGCTAGAGCGGACTTGTGGGTGTGCCCAGATTGCCTGTTCGTAAGCGTCCTCTAAACTGACTGCTACATCGTTTTGCAATAATGCCGCCATCTGTAGCTTAACATCATTGTAATAGATATTTGCAGGGTCTGACTCAAACGCTGTAATTTCTGCCTGAATAGTATCACTTTCCGCCTGTTCTGACAACTGGTCTTTTTGCGCAAGCTGTATCTCTAAGGCTTGTAACTTTTGCATAATATGGTCATTAGGTTGACGTTGGTTAGGTTGCTGGCTAAGCACCTGATTAGGGTCAATGCTAAACTGTTGCATAGCAGAGCGTATCATGTTGGCTTTCTGGTCTGGTGTGCCTTGGCGTAGGACATAAGACATTTGTAGATAATCTTTAATAGCGCCTTCAGGAGTACCACCCTCTGCCTCAATCATGGGCATATAAGGGGTGAATTGCTCCTTAATCGTCTTACCAAACACTCTGTCACCGTCATGGGCGGTAATCTTTTGGTGTGCCTCAGCTTCACGTTGCTTGATATAATCACGCGCTTCTTTAGGTATATCTGACCATTTTTCCTTTTGTAACCCAGACCAGCTTTGTGGGGCATGGTCTATCTCACCCTCAACTTCTGGCTCTTTAACTTCTAGGGCTTCTACTTCTTCAGACTCTTCAACTTCAACAGTAGGTTTTTTCTCAGTGTCAAGCTCTGGCTCGACTTCTGGTGTTTCATCAACTTCCTCTGGTGCTTCAATCTCAGACTCATCTACAACCTCATCTGTGTTTTTGATTTCATTCAATGCGTCTTGGATGTCATCTTCAATAGTTCTATTTTTTTCGCTCATAGTGGACTCCTAAAGCTTGTGGCCTAATTGTTTAGCTGTTGCATAAATATCTCGCTTTATCTGATCATCATTAAAGCTAAATTCTTTCTTGGGGGCTTGCTTCTCATTGCCCATAATTACACCGCCAGCTTCTTTAACTGCCTTGTAATAAGCAGACTTGCTATCATAGTGCTTACCATTCATAGGGTTTAAAGTCCTATCCATGTTGTCTGATATAATATTGTGAAATGGTTTAAGTTGCAATTTAAAGCCCTTGTTAGCCTCTCTAATTAACTCAATGCGTAAATCGTAAGCTTGGATAGCTAGGGTGCGCTCATCACGCCCTAAATCGATAATAGGGGTAGTCAATAATGTGGATGCCATTTCATCTAGACCAAGATCGATAAGTTTATTATATTGTGTCATTGTAATAGCAGAAATACTGCCTCCTCCTCGTCAATTTGCTGAGTTACTTTGAACTATTTGACCTAATGCTTCAATCATAGCTTTCTGACCGTGCATTAACTGAGTAATAGCTTGGTCATTCTGCTGTGTGTCTTTTACCTCACGCTGTACGGTATTTTCTTTTATGGAATCCATTTGTATAGCAGCCTCTAACTTCATACGCTCTATCTGTGCTTGTGAATCTAGCTCCATTTGCTTAATTTGTACGGCAGTCTGTGATTTCATCTGCTCAATCACCTGTTGCCCCTGTAACTTGGCAACATCGGATTGATGACCCGCAACTGTTTTTTGTTGCTCAGACTGTGCTTTTTGCTGTAATTCCTGCGTTTTAATCTGTCCATTTTGTTGAAGCTTTTGGCCTTCAATTTGCATCTGTGCTTTGGCTTTCTCTGCCTCTGGGTTAGGTTGTTCTTGAGGTGGTTGCTCTGCTTTTTTCTTCATGCTCTCAAGTGATGCTTTCATAGTCTGCTCTAACTCACGACCAATCTTAAACCCACGTACACCAAACATTAGCATCTCACCAGCTAAGGGCTGTAATTCAGGTGGTAACATGACTGACTTCTCCATAAACGTGGATACAGCCGTAAGGAATTCAATCCTTGACTGCTTATCCGCCTCTTGATCCCCTTTAATTGTGCTGTCAGTCTCAATAGAGATACGGAAACTACGTGCCATATCATCATTAATAAGAGCAATAACATCTTCCCATGTAGGCTTTTCAAGTAACGTAACTTGATCCTCATCAGGCATTGGAGGGGGTGGCGCTCCTTCAGGTATTTGCTGTGCCATTTGCTGGGCTTGTTGCATTTGGCCTTGTAACATCTGCTTTTCTTGCTCTGATAACAGCTTAATGCCAGATAGTTTCTTGATTGTCTCTGGGCTAAAGTGTTCCGCTACTATCTCAGTGATTAATCTTACTAAATCACGGCCGAAGCGTTGAACCTCTGCGCTCATTGCATCAAGTCTTAGTGAGGCAAATTGCCCTTTAATGCGCTGTGCTGTAGCTGTTTCGTTAGGCTTGGATGATCCACGTACAATATCGCTAATACCTGTAATCTCGTACAAGTCCTGTTTAACACGCTCTCTAGCATCGTATAATGATAGTAATGTCTGCACAATTTCCTGCATGGGGATAAAGTCAATAGTACCCTTTAACCCACCCTTCTCAGCAAACATAGCCCAGCTTTCAACTGGTACAAGCTTATCATCGTAACCACTAGTAAGGATACTCTCTAGCCCTTGGACAGAGCTATCAAACACACCAGCCACACGAATAGAGCCTGTAACGCCTTGAATACGCGCTGTTAACTCGTCTAATTCCATAGCTTGGTCTTGATATTGAACATAAAATGGCGTGGGGATTAAACTATCATTACTCACTGTGCTATACAGAGGCTTAGGGCAGGGGAAAAACCCTGTTAGCCCTAATGGGTCGTCTAATTCATCTAATTCCTGTGGGCAGTCTCTACAGACCCAGCATACCTTAGCCGCTACTTTATCCCATACTTCATAGATACAGGCTTTCTTACGTATAATCTCGTCACCGTCTTGAGTGATGAAATCTACCTTATCTGCGACTTCCTCACCAAATCTAGTCTTAACCTCAGCCTTAGCCATATGGACTTTACGCCATACCATGCGCGTTTCTTCCCACGTTCTAGCCCATGAGTGGCCAAAGTCTTTCCAGTGAACGTAATCAACTACTACGTCCTCATACTCTAGCTCTTCATCTGCAATATCTTCGCTAACCTGTGCGCCTTCAATTTCCTCGCCAACATCTTCCTTGACTGTGTTAAAGGTTGGTAAATATCTAACCCATGACTGGCCACGTCCTACAAGCAGGTAATCTAGCACTAGCTGTTTCATGGAGTAATCAAACTCATCACTATCAACGTAATAGCTTGTGCCACGTTCTAGCACTCGTGAGGCTATAATGCCTAGCTCATCATCATCTTGGAATCTACGCTCAATATTAGGCTTAGGGGCTTGTGAATATACAGCAGGGGCTAACGTCTGTGTGTTTGACCATAATATGTTGAATTGTGACTTGGTGGAGTGGTCGTCTCGCTCATCAGTGTAGCGTTTAACAATCTTATCAGCCCTGCCTGTCCATTTTTTAAACTTCTTCTCGTAGAAATCAATTTCTTTTAAGTAATACTCTACGTTCTTATTATATGATACATCTGGGGTCATATGCGTTTACTTCCTACACTCTTAGGCGCGCCCATAGTAAACACGTCTTTTGCCGTTAATTTTGGCACAACTATTATGTTTTTGTCAATAGGTTTGCGTACATCAGGTGTGCGCCATACCTGTGAAATTATTTCAAAGGCATCACAAGCATGAGAAAACCCACCAAAATCATGGTCTGGCTCTTTTGAATATGTGCCTTTATCATCGTTGTACTTAAACTGATATTTCTTTAACGCTCTAATTCCTTCAGGGCATCGCTCACTATCAAAGTAACACTTGTCAATAACATTACGTGCACCTTGTATCTGGTTTTGTTGTGAGGTTGAATTAATGGCTTTCATCTTGATACCTAGTTCATACATCTGATCCACCATTGACCGCCCACCAGCCTGTAATAGCTTGTTCCTAGCGTCATGTGGCCCAAAATGATTGGAGTATTGGTATTGCTTTCTATGCTCACAGCCCTCTATAAACTCTCCTAGCTTAAACTTCTCTATCTTACCGTTTACACCGTAGATAATACTCTCATCAGGAATTAGTCTGCCATATATTTGCTCACAGTATGTTTTTATATTCTCCCTGTTATCCTCGAAGAAATCTATAATGCGGATTTCATTACCTGATATTTGCACCCACCATATAGCTGTATAATCTGAGTAACCTATATCCCATACGGTGAACACTGCCAATTCAGGCTCAAACAAGCCCTTGTCTACAATACGGCCTTCTTGACGTGCTTTTTCCATCCACTTGCCGTAGACTGCCGCGTCTGAGTTGGTGTTAAAGCTACCATTCCATATCCAGCCATACCTATCAGGGTTATTCTTCTTATCACGTAACCTGACCTTATTAAGGCTTTCAGGAAACCATGGATTATCATCGTAGTTAATCTTGACACAATTTGTCTCATCATCTGCGTTATCAACAAACATCGTGTGTATAGGATCTTCTTCATCATCAGGATTCCATGTAGCCCACAGCTCACAGTCAGGGAAATCACGCATAACAGTAGGGATGAGGTATGTTAAGGAGTTCTGGCTCACCTTCTGGGCTTCCTCTAGCCATGTACGGCGGACGGCGTGTAAGCCCTTTACCTCTGCAATATTAGACTTTAATCCGTAGAATAGAAACTCATTACCATTCTTACAGCGTATGTATTCCTTACCAACATCAAAAGCATCCTGTACGCCAAGCTTGATTATCTGCCCTGATATAACCTTGAACACGCTATCTTTTAATGATTTCTGCAACTCACGCCCACATAGGAATATCCAAGGCTCTTCTGCCAAGCGCATAATGTCTACAATAGCCATGTTTGCAAATGCTATTGTCTTAGCACCGCCTCGTCCGCCATATGCTCCCCTGTAATCGTAATCACCTTGGAATACTGGGGTTATCTTTTCAGGAAGTTCAACTCTCATCTTTTTTGGCTGATACCGATACTAGCTCAATGCTTTTAGGGAATAACTGCTCACCACCACTTGTCACGTCTGTGTCTGTTTTGTCTGAGTATCCATGCTTGGTTAACAGTAGCTTTACAAGGCTTGCATTATATGTTCCATTAAGCCCCTTAGTCCATGCTACACGCTGTTGCGTAGATAGTATTTTCCCTAACATGCTGGAAAACTTAGCTTTTGTTTTGTCCTTACCCCATTCCTCTACAGTGGAAATGTTTATGTCTAATGCTAATGATAATCCTATTAGTGAGGGGAAGGCGTCACCATGAGCTTCATAGTTCTCTATGTACTCTTTGGTCTTAGTTAATATCTCTGGATTGTACTTGGTAGGTCTACCACACTTACAGGGGTCATGTTTACAGTGTCCACATTGTGCCATGAGTAACCCTTTCTATTAAACGTCAATTACAGCTATCTTTTGGCCAGCTATGATTTCTACTGTGAGTGGTCTATCTGCCGCCATCCACATTGTAGCGCTTGAGGCTGTGGGGTTAGTGCCTGTCTCTACGTAAACTGCTCCGCCTACTGATTCAATGATAGCAAACTTACTGTTTATGCCAAATGACGCTGATTGTTGAGACGTACCGCTTGTGGTTAATGCCGTTTGGATAGTCATGCCACCTACATCAGGGAGTGAAACAATGCTTGAACCTTGACTGTATGGTGCGTGTGTTAATTCGTGTATGCGGAAAGTAGCCATGAATAACCCCTATTTGATTAATTTAATTAAATATACGGTATCCATTAGGTATAGTCAATGTCAAATCTCACTATAACAGAAATCTACGTAAACAACATTATCATACCCTACCTGTATCTTATGTATGTAAATGGCTCTCTCGTGGTCAATGTTGAAGTTATGCCGCCTGGCTATATCCCTTAGTAGGTTCTGCTCATGTAGTAGCATTAACGCTAATCCGTCCTCACTTGTCACTTAAAACTCCTCCTTGCTCGACTTCACTCATCTTTCTGTATTTTTTTAGAAAGCCCAAAGCCTTCAAAGCATTTGTGTTATTGGTCATTTTAATTGCTTCCTATTCTCTAACGGCAACCCTTCAATAATATCCCCGCGCATAATTTCACTCATGCCATGCGCGGTTTCCATTAACTGATCTGCACACATATCGAGTATTTTAGCGGTCATTTCAGGTGTCACTTTTAAAGAAACTCTAGAATTATCACTTGAAAAACTAACTTCCCCTGTAAACTCCCCTTTATCGTCACCCCATCGACTTCTTTCGATTGTTAGCTTGTTAAATATCATTGGTGTTTCCATCACTCGCTCCATTCTATTTTGATTGTGTCCATTGGTATCTCCATTATTATTTCATCGTCTAAACTTGCACCGTTGCGCTCACCTGCTGTTTTACTCATTTGGTTTTCCTCTGCTTGTATCGCTATTACTTAATTTTTGCATGACTATAATCGAGCAATTCCTACAGTAGCTTTCACTTTTAATATACCCAGCCTTGCCATTTCTATTATCAACTGAGAAGTTGCTTTTACACTCTTGGCATTCTTTAATCATGCCGGCTCTTTCATTTTTGCAATTGCGGCTATCGTTTGGAAAAACCAACCTTTGCAGATTTCAGGCGCTTGCTGGCTGTACCAATTATCCCTGCCATCCAGCCAATCGTAGAATTGTTTTTGCGTCCCCCCATATTTTTCCAGCCATGCGTTATGGTCTGATTCTGTCAACCTGATTACATGACCTTCAAACCACAACGGATTCTTCTTAGTTTCCATAGAGGGTTTTACAGAATTCAATGGCTTACTATTACCTTTACCTTTACTATTACCTTTACTATTACTTGTGACCCTCTTGAGGGGGGTCGACCCCCCTATAAAGGGTGGTTGTATGTCAATGTCATTAAGGTTTATAGGAAGGTCGTATTTTTCAAAGGTTTTTATGATATTTTTGTGAGCAGAGTTCTTTATGTTAAGTTCACCCTGTTGAAAACGAACAAAACTTGCTAAAAATACTTTTCCGTCATCTAATGAGTGCATTTTATTTTGCATAAACTCTAGGTCTGATTGCTCTATTTCTACACCTATATGAAAACTCATAGCATCAAAATCTAATTCAATAATACCTGACAAATCACATTCTGAAACAAAATATTCCCATACACATTTTTGAGTTGGTGTTAATTTCCTATACCAAGGATTTCTAAATTTAGAGCTATCTGTAAATCTTTTAGACATTTTCAAACCTCTGTCTTTCTCCGTTAAATATTAAATTAGCTGAACCAACACGTCCTTGACGATTTTTACGGATTAGTATTTCCGCCTTGCCTGCGCTATCTATTAACGCTGTGTTCCAATCCATTACTTTCTTAGTGTAAACAACATCAGAATCTTTTGGCTCTCTAATAGGCTTTGCGTCTTTTAGGTAGTATTCCTCACGGTAGGCAAACATGATTACATCAGCATCCTGCTCAATAGCCCCACTGTCTCTTAAATCGCTCAGTATAGGCCGTTTGTCATGTCTGCTTTCCACTCCCCTAGAAAGTTGTGACAACAGCACTACAGGAGCGTTTAATTCCTTAGCTAAGCCTTTTAATCTATTTGTTATTTCTTCAATCTGGTGGACTTTGTTTTGATTGCCTATATTTTTAATCAAGCCTAAATAATCAATAAATATAGCTACATCTTTATGTTTTCTTGCAAACTTTCTACTATGAGAAACGAGATAATTAACATCAACGCCTGCCCTATCATCCAAGTGAAGCTTTAAGGCTTTTAACTTAGGTCTAATTAGTTCTATTGCTTTGGCCTCTGCCATGTCTACAGTGCCGTTTAACTGAGCTTCTACAGTAACACCAGTGTGTCCAGCTATAACACGCATAGCAAGCTCTCTGGCGCTCATTTCGTGTGAGAATATCTTAACGTGTAGGTCTTTAGACAAATGCTCTGCCATATTTAAGGCTAAGGCAGACTTACCCATACCAGGGCGACCAGCTAAAACATACAAGCCCCCTGGCCTTAAACCACCTATTGTAGCGTCAAGGTCTGTTAAGCCTGTTTTATAATTAACCTGATTACCCGATTGAACATCTTTTATCCAATCTAACGCATCGTCAACACCATCGGATAAATGGCAACCAGTTTCACGCGAATCAAACGTATTAAAAATAATACCTTCTAAGTGATTTACTAGTTCATCAGGTTTGTAAAATTCTGCTGGATTTTCGATAGTTTCTTTTAGGTTATCAATTGTGCTCATTACTTGACGCTTGTAAGAGCAAACAGCGATAGCTTCAGCATAATCTTTAATGTTATTTAATTGAGGGCTTTCTTTTTCTAGTTGGTAAATATAGTCCTCACCCCCTACAGCCTCTAGGCGTTTATCGTTTTCAAATCTATTGGCAATCAAAGTTGCATTACAACTACGACCCTCATTAATTTCATACGCTATAGTATCAAATATAAGCCCATGCGCTTGGTAAGAGAAGTCCTTGGACGTGATTATGCCCATAACTAGATCAAACTTATTGTTATTATTTAGCAACATACCTAATAGGCCATGCTCTGCATCAATATTACTTAACACTATAAACCTCCTTCACAATAGCCACGCGCTCAGGTGTATTTGCGTTTTGTAAAACAATCTCCATTACTATATTTTTCAGTGGTCTAAACATAAAAAAACCTCAATAGAATCTCCGATGGTACTAGCATAAGAGATTCAATAAAGGTTTCTTTGGAATGGTTCATGTGTTTATCCTGACTTTGCCCTGACCTATTGAAAAAATGTGGGGCAACCTAAGTCAGGAACGGCTGTTTCTTCTGTCGCTAAACAAAAGATAAGCCCGCACAACTATTACTGTATAGAGTTATTTTATGATTGCAAGCGTTAATAATTTCTTTTGTCTCTCAATTGGAATTAACCTTAAATAATGCGGTGGTATCTCTATACGGTGGCATATCTCTTTCCTGATAACGTCTCTGTCCTCTTGTGATGAATTCGGAGGGACATATACTTGCGTTACTGTGTGACCATCTACGCGGGCGTTGTGAGTTGGCTCAAATTCCATTATTTAGCCTTTAATCTAAGTGTCGTTGCATGTAGGCGTTGCTTGTCACCTCGCCAAAAATTAATCTCAAACTTATCTACATCAGCGCCTAGTGTTTCAGCCTCTTCACAATGGCCTTGTATTGGCTCATATCCATATGCGTAGCGTGTTGGTAGCTTCTTAATGCCAGCAATATCCATCACCAGTTTCTTATCACAGTTCATGGCGTTTGATATATCAACCATCACACTATTAGCCCTGCCATAGGTAGATAGAGCCTCTTTTATCAGTGATGTTTGATAGCGTTTTGACTCACCAGCTTGAGGGTCTTTAATCTGCTGTGCGGCCAGGTTAAATTGTTTCATCTTTGCAATGATAGACTGGTCTATGAATGATTCTATTGTCATGTGGTTGCCTCTGCTTGCAATATTGCATCCATTAAGCCATCTAATAAGCTAGCAACC